GGGGGCTTCAGGCACAAGTGGATACTCAGGATTTAGCGGTTACTCAGGTGCAACAGGTGCAGGCACATCGGGTTTGTCAGGCTGTAGTGGTCAATCAGGTTATTCAGGTTTTAGTGGAATATCAGGTTGGTCAGGTTGGTCAGGTGCAGTAGGTTTTAGTGGCGTAAGCGGATTCTCAGGCTATTCAGGCTTTAGTGGTGCAGTTGGTGCTTCAGGCTTTAGTGGTGCGACAGGTTCATCAGGAATATCAGGTTTTAGTGGCACATCAGGCTTTAGTGGTTGGTCAGGTATCTCAGGTGCTAATGGGCAATCAGGATTTAGCGGAATATCAGGCTTTAGCGGTGCATCAGGATTTAGTGGATATAGCGGTTCAGGCATTTCAGGCTATTCAGGTTTTAGCGGTTATAGCGGTCAGCAAGGTACAAGCATAACTATTAAGGGTGAAGTTGCAACTGTTGGTGATTTACCTGCAACGGGCAATCAAGTTAATGATGCGTACATTGTTACTGAAGATGGCAACCTATGGGTATGGAATGGTTCAGCATGGTTTGATGCAGGGCAAATTGTTGGTGCATCAGGGGCAAGCGGTTTAAGCGGTTTTAGTGGATATTCAGGCACAAGCGGATACTCAGGCATTTCAGGCTTTAGTGGTTGGTCAGGCATTAGCGGTTATAGCGGTGCATCAGGAATATCAGGTGCTTCAGGTATAAGCGGTTTTAGCGGTTTAGATGGTCAATCAGGCTTTAGTGGTATCTCAGGATTTAGTGGCTATTCAGGCATTGATGGTGCATCAGGCACATCAGGTTATTCAGGCCATTCAGGAATAAGCGGATTTAGCGGTCAATCAGGTGCTAGTGGCACAAGTGGTTATAGCGGAATCTCAGGATTTAGCGGTGCATCAGGAATTAGTGGATTTAGTGGATTTAGTGGTTATAGCGGTGTTGCAGGTTTAGGTGGTGCGATTGGTGCGTTTGGTTCTTTTTATGACACAACAACACAAACAGCAACAATAAATACACCAACTGCAATCACAATTAATACAACTGATGCAAACAATAATGTTGAATTAATTTCTGCAAGTCAATTTAGATTTAATGTTGCAGGTACTTACAGCATTACATATTCATTGCAACTTATAAATTCTTCAACTGCTAATGGTGGCGTACAAGTTTGGTTGCGTAAAAATGGTTCAAATCTTGCTGATTCAAACAGTCATTTTGATGTACCTGATAAACAAGGTTCAGCATTTTCATCAGAAGTATTGACAGTTAATTATGTATTAACTGTTTTAGCTAATGATGTATTCCAACTTTATTGGCAAACAAACAATACAAGCGTAACCATTGAAACGATAAGTGCAACAGGTTCTTACCCAAGAACACCATCAGTTATTCTTACCGCAACACAGGTAATGTACACACAATCAGGATATTCAGGCACATCAGGATATTCAGGATTTAGTGGCATTTCAGGCTTTAGCGGTCAATCAGGCTTTAGCGGTGAAGTTGGGGCATCAGGTACTTCAGGTTATTCAGGTTTTAGCGGTATAAGCGGATACTCAGGTATTGATGGTGCTAGTGGTGCATCAGGATTTAGCGGTATTAGTGGTTTTTCAGGCTTTAGTGGCATTAGCGGATATTCAGGCATTAGCGGTTATTCAGGATATTCAGGCGTTGATGGTGCTAGTGGTATTAGTGGATTCTCAGGCTTTAGTGGTATCTCAGGATTTAGCGGTGCAACAGGGGCTAACGGTGCTTCAGGTACATCAGGCTTTAGTGGTGCGACAGGTGCAACGGGTGCTTCAGGCTTTAGCGGATTTAGTGGATTATCAGGATTTTCAGGCTTTAGCGGTGCAACGGGGGCATCAGGCACAAGTGGATTTAGCGGTTTTAGCGGTAATGCAACAAGCATGGTTTTTGATTCATTTACTGCAACAGCATCACAAACAACATTTACAACAAGCGTTAGCTATGTATCAGGTAAGATAATGGTATTCTGCAACGGTGTTGAAATGGTTGCAGGTGCAGGCGGTGATGTAACCACAACAAGCGGTACACAAGTTGTATTTGCAGTAGGTTTGGCAAGTGGTACAAGAGTGGAGTTGGTATATCCTAGAACATAACAGAAAATAAAACATGACAGAATACGAAAAATATATATATGAATTAACCAACAATTATGAACGGGCTGTTTTTCTAAAGGGTGACAATGTACACGCTAGGGAAACAACCCGTTACCAATGGGCAAGCCAAAATGTTTTGGGCAACAAAATATTAGAAATTGGCTGTTCATCAGGTTACGGTATTCAATTTTTACCTAGAAATATTGATTACACAGGGATTGATTACGATTCCAAAATTATTGATATTGCTAAGTTGCAAAATTGGCGTGATGATGCTAAGTTTTTTCACGCAGACATTAATACTTTCCCGTTAGAACAGTACGACACAATCATTGCGTTTGAAGTGATTGAACACCTAGATAATGGTTTGGAAATTGTTGAAAAGCTGAAGAAGCATTGCAAACGATTATTAATCACAGTACCGCACAATGAACCCAAAGGCTTTTGGGGCGAACACCATAAACTGCATGGTCTAAATGAATCATACTTTCCGTCATTTGAGTTTAATTACATCAATATACACGGTCACATTACAAATGCAATGATGCCTGTTTCAGAAAGCAATCCTGCAAACCTAATGATTTGTAAGTGGGATAAAAAAGAAACCATATTGTGTTCAGTTGCAACACGGGGAAGATACCGTTCTACCTTGCCAATGGTGGTACAAGCCATTCTGAATCAAACAAGGTTGCCTGATAAGTTAATAATATTTGATGACAACGATGAACCTGAAGATTTGCGTACAGACTTTTTGTATTCGCATTTATTCCACATTCTTAATATTAAAAACATTAGATGGGAATGGGTATTTGCAGGCAAAAAAGGTCAGCATCACATACATCAATTGGCAAACACAGCAGGTTACGATTGGGTTTGGCGTGTAGATGATGATGCAATACCTGAACCAAATGTGTTAGAAACATTGGCAAGTCATATTGCTGATGATGTTGGGGCGATTGGCAGTTCAGTTATAACGCCACCGCTAAACACACAATATATAAATTCATCGGGATTGATAGCAAACATTGAGATTGAACCTAATATTCAATGGGGGCTAATTAAAGACAAAAAGCAAGTAGAACATTTGTATTGTTCATTCTTATACCGTGCAGGCGTACATGATTACAACCTTGGTTTATCAAGGGTTGCCCACCGTGAAGAAACATTATTTTCTTATGGTTTGCATTTAAAAGGTTACAAGCTGTTTGTTGTACCTAACGCAATCACATGGCATTTAAAGAATCCGCAGGGTGGCATAAGAAGTGAAACCAATGCACAACTGTATGAACGAGATGAACAGATATTTAGAAATGTTATTAACTTTAAAAGCAAAAAGATTGTTGTGTTAAATTGTGGAATGGGTGACCATGTTGTGTTTAGCAAGATATTGCCTGAAATAGAAAACGCAGAAGTATTTGGTTGCTATCCTGAAATCATCCCATGCAGACCCATTGCAGAAGCACAGGCGTTGTTTGGCGATATTGAACAGTTCAACATATACAAAAAGATGATTGAATGGGATTGGAAAGATAGTTTAGAAAACGCATTTAGAAAGATGTACTTATGATTCTAATTAGCCCGTATTCTAAAAAATTAGTGAATGGCAACCGCAACCCAAAAAATTACCCGTATTGGAAAGAATTGATTGCGTTGATTGATGAACCTATTGTGCAGGTAGGAATTGACGGTGAAGAACAGTTAGTTGACGATTTCCGCAAAAATCTAAGTTTGAATGAGTTGGGCAAGTTAATTGATGATTGCCGTACATGGATTTCATGCGACAGTTTTGTTCAGCATTTTGGATGGTCAAGGGGCAAAAAAGGTATTGTTTTGTGGTCAGTATCAGACCCTAACATTTATGGACACCCTGAAAACATCAATCTTTTAAAAGACCGCAGTTACTTAGCTAAGAATCAGTTTCTTTGGTGGGATTTTGTGGAATATAACCCCGATGCGTTTGTCAGCCCTGAAGAAGTCATTTACAATCTGCAAAATAATATTACGACACCATAAGACCGTTAAATCTAGTTAACAAGGCGTAATATGTCATACGATTTTGACCCCATTAAATACGGTGTACTTTGGCAAAAAGTTGAAAGTTATGAAGATAAATTCAATGAAATGTCAAAGAAAATGGATAAGATGGAATCTAACATTGAAAAGTTGTTAGAAAATCAAGCACATCAAAAAGGGGCAAGTTGGTTGGCAATCGGTATGCTTTCTGTGTTATCAACCATTGGCGGTTGGGTATTACATTGGTGGTCAAAATGAGAGAAATATTATTTATTTGGGCGGTGTTAATTGGTTTGATGTTTGCGTTGCCTGCAAAAGCCCAAGACACCAACATGAATATGCGTTATTCAGGTCAGCCCGTACCATCAGCGATTGCCCCGTCAATGTCAGCATTTAGCCAAGATGTATGCGGTATTCCTGTTAGCGGTGCGGTACAGTCAACTGTCATTGGTGTTTCAGGCGGTACTGTTTACATGGATAACAACTGTATCAATCTTAAATGGGCAAAGTTTTTTAATGATGCAGGTTTAAAAGTAACTGCTGTTGCTGTTGCCTGTTCAGCTAATATTGACAATTGGTACGCAATGGAAATGTCAGGTACGCCATGCCCTATTGGTGGGGCAGTAGGCGATTCAGCAAGACAGGCGTGGTACAAACTTTATCCTGAAAGATTTGAAAAATTATATGGTAAAGATTTTAAGTTGCCTGCTGTTGCTGTTACTGACAATAAGTAACGCAAATGCCAATGCCTGTTATTGGAATGGTTCACGATATAACAGCGATTGTTGGGCGTGTAGTGATTCGTCATTCCCTGCATGGTGGAAACAATCCTATTGTGGTGGCGTTCAATCATGCGTACCAAGGGTTGAATCAAGGGTTGACAGTTGCCCAAGTGGATATACAGGGGCAATCACATACAACAGAAACATTATGTGTGCTAACCCGTATCAAGAAGCTGTTAATGATTGGTATGTCACAAGTAATACCTGTACGCCAACTTGCCAAGTTGAAACGCAAACACAAACATTGTCATGCCCTGTTAACTATTCGGGGTCAATCAC